CACTGTGTCTGGCGTGAATCCCAGAGGCTGAGTCAACGAGTTGGCTGACTGTTCCCGATGGCTTAACACAGCTAATAGCAGTAGCAACAGGAATACCAAGGCGGCCAGCCCACTCAGCGTTAGTTTCGACAGCGATGTTTTTAAGATGTTCAAGGGTCTTCTCCAATCCTGCATTCTTTGTTGTCATAAGTGGGTTGTCCATGATCCCTGTCATTGAGACACCCAGTAGTCGTTCTTCTTCTGTGTTCTTCTGCCATATCTTACGCAGATACGGGAACTTTGTAAAGGAAGATTGTATCGTACCAAGGATGGTAGCCATACGAACCTTCTTCTCCAAGGTATCAATATTATCTGTTGCCCGTACCACTACCTCGGTTAGGTTGCAAAACTGATTTGGGCGGAGGATGATTTCCGAACACGGGTTGGTCCCGAAGTCATAGTCAGCATCACGGCGTCCATTCTTAGCAGCCTGTACCTTAGAAGCCTGACGGTTAAAGATACCACGTTCACCTGAGCCTGACTCAACCAATGCCATCCACTCACGCATGAAGGATAGGCTGTCTGGCTTCTCAGTATAGGACACAGAGTTGTTAGCCAAGGCACGTTGAGGGTTGTTCTCCCACCATGCACCTGACTTAGCATGACGCATACGGTCATCACTCAGGTTGGACAGAGAGATCATAGCACTGCGGCGTACACCACCAACCACTACTACCTCACCGATCTTACACATGATGTCGTGACACTCAAGAGAAGATAGCTTACGGCCTTGTGCTTCCTTGAAGGTACGGATCGTAAAGTTAAACAGGTCAACCAAAGGAGCAGGACCAGAGGCACGGCCCCCAAAGGTCTTGAGTTTAGCACCAGCTGGCCGTACCTTAGACACATCCCACTGAGCAATCTCACCACTATACAGGAGTGCAATCAATTGACGGAACCCCTTAGCCCAACCTTCCTTGCTGTCCTTAACGACAATGATAGACTCACTCTCGAACAACTCAGGCACTTCTGGGAGCTTGCTGATGAACTGTCTCTCGACACTGAACCCGACACCAGTACCACAGAGAAGGATGAACATAGCCTCATCGAAGGACTTAAGGTCATCTACGGGTAGGTAGCTACAGTTGTAGCCAGCTGTGTTGTCTCGTGCTAGTGCTGGGCCAGCTGTCATCAAGGCTCTCATAGAAGGCATTACATCCAGAGACAGGATAGCATCCTCGATCTCTTTGGTGTAGCTGTCCTTGCCGATCTTAGGGTACACGAGGTTGTCCATGTAACGTGATACTGTTTCACCCCATGTCTCACGGCGTCCCTCTTCGTCCAGCCAACGGGCATACCGTGACTTGTGGATAAAGGATTGATAGTCTGTTGGTAGTAGGTTGCTGCTCATTCACCACGTCCTCGCATTGTTTTATCTTCTTCTAACCACACCATGCGGTCAATGTCCTCACGGCTGATGCCGATGTCCTTTAGTTCTCTGTCTGACAAACGGTTCAGAACTTTGATTGCTTGTCGATGCTCTGACCACATTACTGCGTACCGCATGAAGCGAACAAAGATATTGTTTACCCATTTCTTCTTCATCTGTTATCCCCTGATCCTTTAATCATACCACGTTTAGCACGATCATTCAACTTATCCATGTTCGTTTGCATCACCTCATTGAGGTTGCTGTAGAAGTAGTTCGATAGTGCTGTAGCATAGAATACCACATCTCCTAACTCCTTTACAATCTCTTTCTGACTGACCTTTGTGTTATCCCTGAGATACTTCTTTACTTTCTCAGCTACCTCACCAGCCTCACCCACTAGACCAAGAGTGTTCTCAATCAAACGGGTGTCACCCTCTGTTACAATCTTATCCTCTACCCAGTAAGAGTAGTCCATAGGTGTAACGTCTATAATCTTGAAGGCATCAATGTCCTCTTGTGTAATCATTCGTATTCCTCTACCTTTGTTGTGAACCCATGATCTATATCTGATAGAGCATCAAGGTTATCCACTATCTCATCAGCAAATGCTTGGACAAACATGTTAGGTGTAATCCCTACAGCATCTGCTATCTCTTCAATACTAAACCGTTCTATGATACGGGTAGCAAGACTACTATTCATTTAACCATTCCTCTGGTATCTCCTTGTCTGCGTAGAGGAACCCATGCTTATCACACCAATCACCGTATGAAGACTTAGCACCCTTGTATAACTTGGCACGACTGTTACTGAAGACGAACCTGATGTCATGTTCTGTCCCGTATTGTCGTTTAATTTCAAGGTGTTTACGTCTATCGGCGGCTGTGAAGCGGCCCTTAGTTTCTATTATGATGCCATTGTGAAGAACAAAGTCTGGTGTGTACGTCCTGATCTTGAAGTCTTCCCACTTGATCTTGGTCTCTTCGTAGGTGTACTTAACCTTCTTCTTCTTTAACATCTTAGCTGTTTGTTCCTCAAGGCCAGACCTATACCCAGCCTTGAGTGCTCGTTGTCGAGTGGTTAACTTCTTAGGCAACGTCTATCTCCGCAACCCTTGGTTCCTTAACAACTTTGGTAAGGTATAAGGGGAACGGCATAGCTGCATACTTGTACCCTTTGAGACCCTCTCCATTGTTTGCATCTTTCCAACACTCCTTCTTGAAGTCACAGAAAACACAACCGATAGCCAGCTTCTCGTTACCTGTCTTGTAGTCAAACTCAACCTCGTAACACCGTTCCGGTGGTGTGTCAGAGTCTAAGGCTTCTATCAATTCAGTGACACGTTCTTGTGTGTCGGGTAGTAAGTCCTCAGATGGCTGGTACAGTACGAGTGAACCATCCACCTTGTTCATTGCCCAGAAAGCTACACCCTTGTTGTCAGGCACAGCCTCACTGTAGGCGGAGATTTGCTGCATGTATCCGAAAGGATCATCAACAGCTAGGCTTGCCTGAGAGAACTTCTTGAAGGCTGAAGGGGAGGCAGACTTTACATCAACTACATGACCATCAATCACTGCGTCCATGTGTCCTGTAATGCCTGCGACCTTCACCCTCTCTTGCTCGTGTGTCACAGTGTGACCAGATAGTTTAGCAAGAGTAAGTAGTATCTCCTCGATGATGTCCCCGTACAGAAACTTGAGTAGCTTATCACCAGTCATAGTCTCACGGCTGTGTCCCTTACTGTCATACCATAGTTGACGAGCAGGCTTACCGATTGCTGACAGACGTAGTGTGGCTCCCTTTCCTGTACGGGGCTTCAAACGAGAACGAAGTAAGTCCTTGAGGCTGTCACCAAAGGTATCGATAACCTTCTCGTTTTCCTCTGTCGATGTGTAACCATCAGTAAGTACAGCATAGACATCTTCGATCAGGCTATCAATATCTTTAGTCATTCTTTACACCTCAAATGGAATGGACATCTCTTCCTCTGGTACAGCATTTACTGCTGTGTTAACAGCATTGGACTTTATAACAGCAGATGATTGCTCGAAGTCTACTAGCTCCATGACTTGACAGAAGTCGAAGTACATTTCCTTAGTCTCTTGCTCCATGTGAGACAGGTGACCCAGCTTAATGATGTTACCGTACTGGCTGTTACCAATAGATACAAACATGTTTACCTTTGAACCATTACCTACCAAGTCCTCTGATGGATTACCATTCTTATCGTAGACCTCACCGTAACGTGTCCAACCACCTCGTGTCTTGTGGTCAAGACCAATCTGAATGAATCGAGCACCATCGAAGGTAGTATCTTTACCCTCTTTGACTTTCTTATTCAACTTGAAGTCAGTCATAAGACGTTCAAGCTGGTCATTCATCTTGATTGCTACAGTGAACTCTGTCTCTGTCTCTGACTTGTACTTGAGTGCTGGCTCCTGCAGTTTAGCCCAGCAAACTTCAACATCTTTGAGTACGATTTTCTTATCAGCCATGTATATCTCCTTTGGCGTAGTCTGTTTGATTATAATACACTGAGTAGCAGCCCATGTCAATGAGTTTCTAACCAGTTTCTGCCTATTTTTGCTTCACCATCCATAGGGCAGTTGAGTTTAAAGAAAGTGCCAGCATCTTTAATGGCTTGCACCTGTAGTTCACCTAACCTTTCTGCTTGATCTGCGTCAACCTCTGTCTGCCATTCGTCATGTACCCATGCACACTGCTTGAAGTTCAAGCCTTCCTTCTTAGCTTTGCTGTACCATAATAGATTGGCAAGGCGCATGATGACTGTCTCCCCACCCTGTAGATAAACAGACAGGGCAAGGTGTTCACTACCTATAGACAGGATGCGTCCGTCGAGACCTTTCATCCAGCCCATACTGGCAGCACGAGCAGCCTCACTCTTTAGTCTCTTGAGTGTAGGCAGTGCCTCATAGAAGTTTTGCATAGACTTGTTTGCTTGTGCTGCATTGCAACCAAGTATCTCTGCAATCTTACCAACGCCTGCCCCTAGCAGGAAGGCGTAGATAAATGTCTTAGCTGTGGGTCTGTCCTTACAGAACTTGCCCAGCGCATTCATGTTAAACGTGTGGATGTCACCGTCAATAACCTGTTCTGTATATACAGGATCGTTCATGTAGTGAGCAAGCACTCGCAACTGAATACCTGCTGCATCCGTACCCACAAGCAACTTACCCTCAGGTACAGTGAAAGCCTGCCGACACTCAGCTGCGTACATGCCATCCATCTTCCACAGGATACCATCCTTACCGTGAGGTACAGATGGGATGTTAGCCATGTTAGGGCCACGATGTGCAGCACGATGTGTTACAGCACCCGGTGTGATGACCTGTCCGTGTACCCTACCA